TGGAGAACGGGAGTAAGATTTTGGCTGCAAGTACTAGTGCTTCTGCTGTTCGCGGTATGTCCTTTAACGTTATCTTTCTGGATGAGTTCGCGTTCGTTCCGAATCATATTGCTGACCAGTTTTTTAGTTCTGTATATCCTACTATCTCATCTGGTAAATCTACCAAGGTTATTATAATTTCTACCCCTCACGGGATGAACATGTTCTACAAACTGTGGCATGATGCGGAACGTAAACAAAATGAATACATTCCCACTGAAGTTCATTGGTCACAAGTTCCTGGAAGAGATGAAGTTTGGAAAGAACAAACAATTAAGAACACATCTGAGGCACAGTTCAAAGTTGAGTTTGAGTGTGAGTTCCTAGGATCTGTTGATACATTGATTAGTCCTAGTAAACTTAGGACCATGGCATATCATGATCCTATAAAAGAGAATAGAGGTCTCGCACTGTTTGAAAAGGTTATACCAGATCATGATTACATAATAACTGTAGACGTATCTCGTGGTGTAGGACATGATTACTCAGCATTTACAGTATTTGATACGACAGAGTTGCCATACAGAATGGTTGCTAGATATAAGAATAATGAAGTAAAACCCATCGTCTTACCAAACATTGTAGTGGACGTGGCAAAGAATTATAACAACGCATACATCTTATGTGAAGTGAATGATATCGGTGGACAGGTTGCGGATATTATTCAGTATGATTTAGAGTATGAGAACTTACTCATGGCATCCATGCGTGGTAGAGCAGGACAACAATTAGGTCAAGGATTCTCTGGTAAGAAGACTCAACTAGGTATCAAGATGTCAACTGCCACAAAACAAGTTGGATGTTCAAACCTTAAAGCATTAATTGAAGAAGATAAACTTGTCATTCCAGACTACGATACTATTGCAGAACTAACTACATTCATTGCAAAGGGTCAAACATTCCAAGCGGAAGATGGTTGTAACGATGACCTAGCAATGTGTTTGGTTATATTCTCATGGATGGCAATGCAACCATACTTTAAAGAGATGCATGATAATGACGTGCGTGCGCGGATCTACGCTGATCAAAGAGACGCAATCGAACAGGATATGGCACCTTTTGGGTTTGTAGATGATGGTATGGAGGATGAGTACTTTGCAGACGCTCAGGGCGATGTCTGGAAAGTCGCGGAATATGGGGACAAGTCTTACATGTGGGAGTTTAGATAGCGTTTCATTTTTATAAATAATCCTAGACAACCCGATGTACGGACCTAATCTAGGAGTTTTAAACAATGGCAGCAAATCAATCCTCACCTGGAGTTGTAGTCCAGGAAAGAGATCTGACAACTATTTCAACCTTATCTACCGCGAATGTTGGTGTAATCGCAGCACCTTTTGAGTTAGGTCCTGTTGAAGAAGTAATTCAAATTGGTTCTGAAAGGGAACTGGTAGCAAAGTTTGGTGAACCAAACGACAGCAATTTCGAGTACTGGTATACTGCAGCACAATACTTAGCATATGGTGGTGTTCTTAAAACTATCCGTGCTGACAGCAGTAACCTAAAGAACGCAGTCAACACAGGTACTGCACCTAAAATTAAGAATTTACAAGACTACGAAACTAGTTACGAAACAGCAAGTAATAACTGGAACTGGGGAGCAAGAACTCCTGGTGCAAAAGGAAACTCAATCGGTATTTTCGTCACTGACTCTGGTGCTGATCAAATTGCTGTTGTTCCTGCTCCTGGATCAGGTAACGATCATGAGTTTGTTTCTACTGAAGCATTGAGTGCTGCATCTGGTGCTGCGGGTAAAGTATTCAAGTACAGCATTGTTCTTACCGTTACTTCTGTTGTTGGAACTTTCGTTCCTGGAACTTCAACTACTATCAGTATTTCTGGTTCTGCACAGACTGTAAACGTATTAGCATGGGATGCAGGTAATAAGAAACTTGAAATCGGACTGCCTTCTGGTGGTATCACTGGTATTCTTGCCGATGGTCAAACTATCACTCAAGGTTCTAACACTGCTGACATCGCTGCAAGCGGAATTGAAAGACGTGTTTATATCGTAAAAGATAAAGGTTCTATCGACTTTGCAGGATCTGATAGCATCTCTGATACTAACTCTACTGCTGTTACTGTCAGTTCAGTAAGAGTTGAGTATGACGAGCGTGAGTATCTTCCAAACCAAAAGTGGGTGAATGTTGCTCCTAGACCTGGAACTTCATCTTTCGGTAGTGCACAAGGTGCATTCAGAGATGAATTACACATCTTGGTAACTGACGTTGACGGTAAAATCACTGGTACACCTGGTGCAGTTCTTGAGCGTTTCATTGGTGTTTCTAAAGCATCTGATGGCAGATCTTCTCTTGGTGAAGCAAATTACTACGTTGAAGTTATTAAGCAAAAATCTCAGTACATCTTCTGGGGTTCACACGAAAGTGGAACTTTTGCTGCAACAGCAAGTGCATCCGCAGGTGACTGGGGTGCTGCATCTGTAAACAGACAGTTCAACCTACTTCGTTCTACTACTGGTACTACAAACTATCCTCAGGGAGATGTTACTCTTGGAACGGATGAGAACTCTACTTACTACTACCGTCTCCAAAGTGGAGCAGACTATGCTCTAGCGGGTGGTGAGTATACTGTTACTTCATCTAATCTTTCTACTGCATATGGATTGGTTGATGATCCAGAATCACAAACAATCGACTTCATCTTAACAGGTCCTTCTGGTGCAGATGACGCAGGTGCTATTGCTAAGATTTCTTCTCTCGTAAGCATCGTTGAAGAGCGTAGAGATTGCATGTTATTCGTTTCTCCTCGTAGAGGAAACGTAATTGGTGTTAGCAACGCAGAATTACAAACTTCTAACATTATCAATTTCTTTGATCAGTTACCTTCAAGTAACTACATGGTCTTCGATTCTGGTTACAAGTACATCTATGATAAGTACAACGACGTATATCGTTACATTCCAACTAACGGTGACGTTGCAGGTCTTTGCCTCCAAACTGCTGAGACTTCTGAACCATGGTTCTCACCTGCAGGTTTTGCTCGCGGTCAAGTTAGAAATGCAATCAAACTTGCATATACTCCTAACAAGACTCAGCGTGATAGACTTTACTCTGCAAGAGTTAATCCAATCGTTTCTTTCCCTGGTCAAGGTATTGTGCTCTTCGGAGACAAGACTGCACAAGCATTCGCTTCTGCCTTTGACAGAATCAATGTTAGACGTCTGTTCCTTGTAATCGAAAGAGTTATTAGCACTGCTGCTAAGTCACAACTCTTTGAACAGAATGATGAGCAACAAAGAGGACTCTTCCTTAACATTGTTGAACCATTCTTGAGAGACGTACAAGGTCGTCGTGGTGTAACTGACTTCTTGGTTAAGTGCGATAGCAGTAATAACCCACCTGAGTCAGTAGATAGAGGAGAGTTCAATGCTGAGATCTTCGTGAAACCAACTAGAACTATCAACTACATCACTCTAACATTCGTGGCAACAAGAACTGGAGTTTCCTTCAGCGAAGTCGCAAGTTAAAATTAAATAAAAATCTCTGAAAAAACGCTTTGTTCTAAATAATAGGACAAAGCGTTTTATATTACCTACCATGGCAGGAATTCAAACTTTTAAATCAAGAGTCGCGGGAGATTTCTCAAGACCTAATCTGTTCAAATGCAATATTGACTTCCCAACAGGAGTTCTTGGCGGAGACGCTGCAGCAGCACTAGGAGAGTTTACTGTAAGAGCAGCAAACTTACCTGCAACACAGATTGGTGTTGTTGAAGTTCCTTACAGAGGACGTGTTCTCAAGATTGCGGGAGACAGAACCTTTGAACCATGGACCATTACCGTGATGAACGATAGAAACTTTATTCTCCGTAATGCGTTTGAGTCATGGGCACAAAAGATTCAAGAGTATACTCAGAACGTCACTAATGCAGATGACGATACTCAGTACTTCAAAGATATGTTTGTCACTCAGTTTGACAGATTTGGTCCACCTTCTGATGGCGCAGGACCACAAAATGCCGAAGCAGAACCTCAGGTGTTATCAAAGTATCGTTTCTATGATACGTTCCCAACTAATATTTCCGCTATCGATCTTGATTACGGAAGTAATGATGCTATCTCCGAGTTCACTGTAGAACTTCAAGTCCAATACTGGAAACCCGAATATAAGGGTAAGAAAGCAGAGGGTGGCACTAAGACTCCTGGTTAAAAATAACTTTTTAGAAAGTTCCTAAATAAAACAGGAACATTAATGATCTTAAAAAATGTCTCAACTTTTTGGATTTTCACTCCAAAGAGCAAAGAAGGTTCCTAAGGGACCTTCTTTTGTTCAGAAGGATAGTATGGATGGATCGCAACCGATTGTCGGTGGCGGTTACTATGGTTATTCTGTAGATTTTGATGGGACTATTCGTAATGAATATGAACTAATCACTCGTTATAGAGAGATGGTTCTTCAACCAGAAGCGGATAGTGCTGTAGATGATGTCGTCAATGAGACGATATGCGGTAACTTTGATGATGTACCTGTTGAGGTTGAACTAAGCAACTTAAAGCAGTCGGATAAGATTAAGAAGTTAATCAGAGAAGAGTTCAGCGAAATTCTTCGTCTGTTAGATTTTGAAAATCGTTCATATGAGATCTTCCGTCGTTGGTACGTTGACGGTAGATTGTTCTATCATAAGGTAATTGATCCTCAAAAACCTAGTGATGGACTTGTAGAACTTAGATATATTGACCCTCGTAAGATTCGCAAAGTAACTGAGTACGAACAAAAGAAACCAGACCAACTTCGCGGTGTTGATCTTAATCAACAACTTACACAGCAATCAGCAAGTTACTATCTCTACAATCCTAAGGGTCTAAGAAATTCTACTAATCAGGGCATGAAGATTGCACCTGATTCAATCACTTATTGCCATTCTGGTATACAGGATCTCAATAAGAACATGGTGCTTTCGCACCTACATAAAGCAATCAAAGCAGTAAACCAACTGCGAATGATTGAAGACTCTCTGGTTATCTACCGTTTGAGTAGAGCACCAGAACGTCGTATCTT